TTAAATTGATTGCTACATTGTCGCAGAAACTTGCTAGCGAACGACACCGTACAAGCTCATATAATCGTTTCTAAGCGATTTAAATTTCGTCAGCTATAGTCACACATGACACAGCTTAAAAACATCCCCGGGGGCATTTTTTTCGAGAATGGCGGAGCCGCGTCATGCCATTGGCTTATGAGACACGCAAAAAATCGCAAAAACTATTTAACAAGGGGGGATGTTACTTGAAAGAAGACCTAACTAAGGCCAAACTACCCACAACTCCGCCAAAATATTTAGGCAAAAATGGGGCAATAATTTGGAAATACTTAGTGCCTTTTTTGAATAAAAACAAAAAGGTTATTAGAGCAGATCAATATTTATTAGCTCAATACTGCAGCGCATATGATATTTTTAGGGCTGCTTATGAAAACGTGAAAAAAGAAGGATTGCAAAGCAAGAAATTTAAAACCACTCTCAATCCTGTGGATGGATCAATTGTGGCACGTGATTTTACTGGCTATGCTAAAAATCCTTCAGTACAAGCTGTGTCTGATGCTTTAAATAAAATGAATTCTTTGGGTAAAGAGCTTGGCTTAAGCCCTAAAGCCAGAAACGAATTAATTAATTTGAAAGAGCCTGAAAAGAAAGCCAAAAAGAAAGATGCTAAAGAAGAATTAAAGAAATTCTTTGAATAAAAAAAGCGACCATTATTGGTCGTTTTCGTCAAACATTTTGTGATTAGGAGGTGTGATATGCAGTGAAAATTGACTTAAGCCAGACTCGTGATATAAAAGGTGCTTATCAATCAATTGATTTTTCGGAAATCAGACTTAAATATACCGATGATGCTACTAAATACTGTTTTGACGTTTTAGATGGCAAAAAAGTAACAGGTTATTTAACTAAATTAGCTTGTTTTAGAAACTTGCAAGATTTACGGAGGCAAGGACAGCCAGATTTTCCATATCATTACGATTTAAAAGAAGTACAAATGACATTTAAGTTTGCCTCTATCGTCCCTGACGTTGACTTGCACAAACCACTTCCGCTGATGGATTGGCAAAAGTTTATTCTTGCCATGATTAATGGCTGGAAAGATGAAAATGGCGAGCGCAGATTTACTGACATCCACATATCAGTTGGTCGTGGTCAAGGGAAGACGCAAATAGCAGGGATACAGATGTGTAAGGCTGTTTTGATTGATACTCTCAGATTTACAAACAAAGATTTTCTGGTTACTGCTAATACAAGCGACCAATCCACCAAATTGTTTGGCTATATCAAGAAAATGCTTGAAGCAGTAATTAAGATTGAACCTTTTGCATCCCTTGCAAAAGAATCAGGTCTTGATTTACAAACTAATCAATTAATTGAAAAGAAAACTAATAATAAGGTATGGAAAATCAGTTATGAAGCTGATAAATATGATTCAACTCACAATGTTTTGGCTATTTACGATGAAACTGGTGCTTTAGATACATATGACAGAATTACAGATATTACAGATGGTCAAGGACAAGTAATTCCTTATCATCAGTTCATTAAAATCAGTTCTGCTTATCCTGATCCTACTAGTCCATTTCATCAAGAACAAATTACATTACAGCATGTTATGGAAAAGGATTTCGACCGTGATGGTGACAACTCTCTCTGCTTAGTGTGGGCACAGGATGACTTAGATGAGACTTTTAAACCTGAAACATGGGAGAAATCAAATCCTTTAATCGATTTATCTGATTCAGAACACAAACGTAGAACTGAAAATTTGATTAAACAACGTGATCAGGCCATGCTTACCAATACACTCCACAAGTTTCAAAACAAAAATTTGAATCTGTGGTTGAAACAATCAACAGCAAGCTATTTAAATCTTAAAGATGTTGAAAACGCTGTTGATGATGACTTTAAAATCGATGGTCGTCAAGTCTATATTGGTTTTGACTTCTCTATGTTCTCTGACAACACGTCACTTGGCTTTGTTTACCCTTACAAGGATGCATCGGGTGACGTTCGTTTTCATATTGCTCAGCATTCTTTTATTCCGTGGCAGCAAGCTGGGAGTATCGAAGCAAAGGAAAAGCAGGATGGATTACAGTATCGTGAATTAGCTAAGAAAGGCTATTGCACGATCACAGCACACCAAAAAGGGATAATTAATCCAGAGCAGGTTTACAATTGGCTATTAGATTACGTGCAAAAGCATAAATTGAAAGTTATGTTTTTTGGCTATGACCGCTACGGCTCATACCAAGTTAAAAATAATGCTAATACCGATTGGATAATTCAAGACATTGCCCAACGTACTAGCACACTTGCTAATCCAACCAAGTTCTTACAAGAAAGCTTTGCTACCGGCAAGATCACTCGCTTTAATGATCCAATTGAAGAAAAAGCATTACTTAATGCAGTTGTCCGAGAAGATAAAATCGGTATTCAAGTTGATAAGGACAAAGCCACTTTGAAAATTGATGTTGTGGACGCTCTAGTTGACGCCATGTATCAAGCAATGTACCATTTTGAAAATTATGGAATTGCAAATGACAAGTCAACTGAAGTTAAACGAATGACACAAGAGCAGGTGCTTAAGTGGTTTGATAACCCAAAATCAGGGCTTTTAGGAGATGATTATTATTCTAATCAAGACACTAATTAAAAATATTTGGAAATTTTTAGACGTTTTACTGTACGTTTTAGGCTTGGGCTCAATAGTTGGAGCCTTATTTCTATGGTCGCCAATTGCAGGTGGTGTAGGTTTAGGAATTGCGTTAATTTTAACTGGTCTATTAATTGATTTACTTCCTAAAGGTAAGTAGGAAGGAGGTGAATTAAATGCCAGTTTTTAATTTTAATACGAATTCACGGCAATCTGTTGATTTAGACTCAGCAGATTTCATTGATTATTTAACTGGTGGGAACAATGCAGAGTATGTTACTGCAGATCAGGCTTTGCAGAATTCTGACCTGTATTCCTTGATCTCTCAGCTCTCCGCTGACTTAGCATTGGTGGTGTTCCGAACTCCATCGCAAAGAATGCAAACTTTTTTAGCTAATCCGAGCAATGATACAAACGGATTTAGCTTTTGGCAAGGCATGTTTGCTCAACTACTTTTAGATGGGAATGCCTATGCCTACCGCTGGCAAAATGATAATGGTGTTGATTTGTATTGGGAAGGATTAAGACCATCACAAGTCAATGTTTATAAAGACTTAGACGGTACAGGATTACTTTATGATGTAGATTTTGATGAGCCCAATATTGGAGCAATCAGTAATATTCCACAGGGTGACATGATTCACTTTAGGTTAATGTCGAAGAACTCAATTGGCATCAAAGGATATTCGCCATTGCGTGCTTTGACAGACGAACTTGCAATTAAAAACAAGTCCAACGATTTGACAAAAAATGCTTTGGACCAATCAGTTATGGCACCAGGGATTTTAACGATTCAGGGTGCTGGCTTACTTGATGAAAACAAGAAAGCAGCCAGAAGTCGTGCTTTTGTTAGACAACAAAAAAATTCTGCTAATGGTCCGATTGTCCTAGATGATCTTGAAACTTATCAACCATTGGAAATTAAGAGCGATGTTGCTAAGTTATTAGCCCAAGTTGATTGGACTAGCAAGCAAGTTGCTAAAGTCTATGGCGTGCCTGACAGTTACTTGAATGGTGCAGGTGATCAACAGTCAAACCTTGATCAGGAAAACGGTCAATATGCTAAAGCTTTAAAACGCTTCGTTGGTCCTATTGCTAGTGAGCTTAACAATAAGTTAAATACTACTGTAACTCCTGACCTGCGTCCTTCTGTGGATGCTATTGGTGATGGGTTTGCGAACAAAGTCTCGAGCATGGTGAAAGATAGTACAATTTCTGCTAATCAAGCTCAATTTATTTTGAAGAGGCTAGGCTATTTACCACAGGATTTGCCTGAATATCAGTCACAGAAAGGAAGTGATAATAATGAAAACAATTCAAATGAAGGGTGAAGTCATTCCTGACAATTTTTCAGATGTTTATGACTGGCTAAATTATCAATACTTTAGTCCACAATCTGTTTCTGATGCTTTATCAGAAGCTAATGGTGAAGATATATCTTTAGAAATCAACTCACCAGGCGGTTATATTGATGCAGGTTCTGAAATTTATACGGAACTTATGGAATATCCAGGAACAATTAATGCTAAAATCGTTGGCTATGCTTGCTCTGCCGCATCTTGGATCGCATTAGCAGCTGACCATGTTGCAATGTCTCCAACTGCACAAATGATGATTCATAGAGCAAGTAGTGCAGCTACTGGAAATAGCTCTGATATGATGAGTGAATACAATGCACTAGATCAAATGGATAAATCATTTGTTGATCTGTATTCAAAAAGAACAGGCAAATCACCAGAAGACATTTATCAAATGATGGCTAACACTACTTGGATGAATGCCAAGACTGCTGTTGAAAACGGCTTCGCTGATGAAATTATGTTTGAAAATAAAGAGCCAGCGTTAGTCAATGCTGATGGTTCTTTATCAGTAAAGCCAGAAATGATCAATAAAATTAAAAACTTGCTTCACCGAGATACTGAAGTAAGTAAAAAGACCAATGATGTCTCTAAACCCATTGAAAATAAGAAAAAAGAGCCAAAGAAGGGCAAGGCAGATGACCTTGATCTTTTACTTTGGTCTTAATTTTGGAAAGGTGGTCCCAGATGGGAATTAATGATTTACATGATGATTGGTTATCTAAGAGCAATAAGGTAACTGATCTTTTTAATAAGAAGATGGCATTGAATGCAAAATATAACGCTAGTTTCGATTCAATGACTGATGAGCAAAAGACGGCTTTGAAGAATGAAATGACGCAAGCAGCTAAAGACTACTCAAACGCTGTGGAAGCTCGTGATTACTCAAAGCAACTTTTAGATGACGCTAGAACTGCTGAAAAGCCAGCCAACAAGAAGCCAGTTGAACCTAAGAAGTCAGAAAAGGAATTGGCTAAGGACATTAAGGACAAATTTGTAACTGATTTTAAAAATATGGTTACTTCAGGCACTATGCCAGATGGAACTACAGTTTCAGGCGACGACTCAAATGCTGGTTTGACTATCCCAGATGATGTTCAAACTGCTATTCATACTTTGGTGCGTCAATATGCTTCTCTTGAAAGCTTAGTAAATATTGAAAATGTTTCAACTTCACATGGCTCACGTGTTTATGAAAAGTTTGCTGATATTAGTCCATTAGTCAACTTAGATGATGAAAAGGCACAAATTGGTGACATTGATGATCCTCAACTTACTTTAGTTAAGTATACTATTCATCGCTATGCAGGTATCACTACCGCTACTAACACTCTTTTAGCAGATACTGCTGAAAACATTCTAGGCTGGTTAGAGCAATGGGCTGCACGTAAGGATGTTGTGACTCGCAACCAAGCTATTTTGGCTGTAATGGGCAATACACCTAAGAAACCAACTATTACTGATTTTGACGACATCAAAGATCTTGAAAACAATACCCTTGATCCAGCTATTATTGCTACTTCAGTATTTGTAACTAACCAATCTGGTTTCAATGTTCTTTCAAAGATGAAGGACGCAAACGGTAATTACTTGATTCAACCTAACGTAACTAATCCAGAAATTAACCAAATTGGTGGTCACATTGTACAAGTTATTGCTGACCGTTGGTTACCAGATGTCTCAGGCTCTCACCCACTTTACTTTGGTGATTTGAAGCAAGGTATTACTTTATTTGACCGTCAAGAAATGTCAGTTACTCCAACTAATATTGGTGGTGGCGCATTTGAAACTGATACTACTAAGATTCGTTTCATTGATCGCTTTGACGTTCAGCTAATTGACGATGGAGCTTTCGCAACTGCATCATTTAAGCAAGTTGCTGATCAAACTAAAGGCACTGCTAATACTGGTAGCACGTCAACCAGTTCAACAAGCAAGTAAATGAAGGAGGTGATCAGCAATGACCGCCATCTTGAAAGCTGATGATGAATTTAAGCGAGTCTTAGGATATCTGCCAAATGATGATATGCTTGATGACCAAGTAACTCAGCACATGACATCTGCTCTTAACGCAGCTGAAACTTATGTTCAAGGTGCTGTGGGGCAAAAAAACACGGGTTTTTATCAAAGTGAGAACATTCTTCCACTATATAAACTTGCTTGTTTTGCAATTGCAGCAAATTGGTTTAATCATCCATCATCTGCTGTATCTTCCACAACTGCTAAAGCTATTATTGGTCAGCTTCGTGGTTCATATGATGAGAGTGAGGTGAGCGATGATGGTTCAACTGCAGAATCCTGATCGTTTAACGCGACCAATTGTATTTGGCACTATTGATGATCAAGATTATGACATTAATGGCGTGTTAAAAAACACTTTTGTACCAATAGGTAATCCTACATTGTGTGGACTTTGGAGCTTAACGACTTCACAAATGATTCAACAGACTGGTAACCAATCCACGAACACTTTAATTGTGGTTGTTCATCATCGCCCATCGTGGGAAAAGATTACTCACGCAAGACTGAGCAATATTGTATATAAGGTATCCAACGTTAATCAGGATCCTTATCGTAACCAGACAGCCTATGACTTACTCACTCTCACTAAAGTAGGTGATAATGGTGGCTGATTTAGGTGATAATTTGCTCAAATGGTATGAACAAGTTGAAAAAGCTGCTAAATTAACTCCCACTCAAAAAGCACAGGTTACTGGTGCTGGTGCTAAAGTATTTGCTTCAGCTTTGAAAAAAACAACACCAGTTAGTAGCGAACACTATAAAGTTGGTCGCTCAGTTGCTCATATGAATGGGATTCATGGCAAAAAGCCTCGTAAAACTAAGCACTTGAGAGACTCAATTACTTATAAGCCAGGCTTTACTTCTGATGGGCTCTTCTCTGGGGATACTTCCGTTGGCTTTGATGATAAATATCAAGCTATGGTAGGCCGCTTTGTTAATAATGGAACGGCAGGGATGAGCAGAAAAGAAATTAAGAACATGCACTTCATTGAAAAAACTCAAAATGAGGCTAAAAGTGAAGTGCTTAAAGCTGAGGCTGAAAAATATAAAGATGTGATGGGCTTATGACAATTGCTTATGAAATATCTGACGATTTAAATAAAGCGGATATTAAGAACTTAGGCCAAGCTTTTCCTTTTCGAATCCCTCCAAGTTCTTTAGTAAAATACCAAGACAAGGCTTTAATTGCCATCTCTGAAGTGTTGGAAAATCCAACCGAGCATGGCAGCAATATTTATAATGAAATGTCGGTACAGATACAAGTAAAGATCTGCTATCCGATAGGCAACCAAGTTAATACAGACGCTTTTGAACAATCAATAGCGTCTTTTTTTATGCAAAAGAATTGGCTCAGACAGACGAATAATGGTCATTACATTGACGAGTCTGGGCACGCAGAAATTGATTTATTTTTTAAAAGGAGAATATAAATGGAAATAACAGGTTTAAATGATTTTATCGTGTGGATGTATGATAAAGACGGCAATGTAGTCACTGATCCGACTGCTGGCGGTTTTCCATACGATGGCGATAAAGGCAAGGTTTATACTCAAAAGGGTCACGAGGAAATCAAAGGCTTATTTAAGGTAGATTTGCAATCATCACTTGGTGCAACTCAAGCTAACATCACAGGCTTAGCTCCATCAGTATCACGTGTTTATGGTTCTAACTACGTAGCAGAAGTAAACACTGGTACAGAGCAGCCAAGTATTGCATTAGCCGCTAATGATATTCCACATGGTGTTTATGATTTGCTGACTGGTTTAAGCAAAGATACACAAAATGCTGGTGGGTATGCACGTCAAGGCAAGGCTGGCACAGTAAACGGTGGTGTAATTGCTCACTCATACAATACTCATAAGAACATTGATTTGTACTTTGCATTCCCATTTGGGGTATTTATCCCAGGTGAACTCAAAATAGGTACTAACACCCAAAACCCTACTGTCACTCATGATGCTTTAACTTTAAACGCACAAGCTCGTAGCACTGACACATTACTTTACGAAAAGTTTTATTCAGACGAGCCAAGCTTTGACTTTGATCAGATGATTCAATTCATTACTGGTGCTACTCCAACAACCGCATCATCTACCACAACATCTACCACTCAAGGCGCTTAATTAAGTAGCAGGGTGGGTAGTGGTAGGAAAAAGCAGTTATTTTATTTGAAAAACAGCTTAAATGCTGTTTTTTTCTTTCGAAAGGAAATTTATATGGCAGCAAAAGTTAATGGTAAGAAATTACATTTATCAACATTTGAGATTCCAACTTCAGGTAAGAACATTCGTAAATGCCTAGTAGCACAAAAGAAATTTGCAGAAGCTGGTGAAGTTATTGATCACGTTAATACTGATGATGATGACTCAATGATTAAAGCACTAGATGCTCAAATTAAATTAATTGATACTTATACAGAATTTTTGAAACCAATCTTGCACTTGTCAGATGAACAAGCAAAGAAAGTAGAAGACTCAGATTTCAATGATGTAGTTAACTTCACTAATGAAGTAATTAGTAAGGTTCTTGGTTACGATTCTGACAAAAGCACAAAATCAGAAGATAAGTGATGAAGACCCAGCTAGAGCATATGAGCAGATGATCGAAGATTTCGATTATTC